AATGTGGTACTTCTTTTTTTTTTGCGGATATAAAAGTATATTTTGCATATATTTTAAATATTTAAACAGTATATATTATGCAAATAATTATAATATATAATTAAATTATAAATAAATAAAGGAGGAGAAAGCAAATGATCTATATTGTCAAAACAAAAAAGCCAATTGAAGATTTGATTGTTAATCTTCCTCTTAAGAATCTTGTAGAATTGCAAATGAACGTTGAGGTCATTAAGAATATAAAAGACGAAAAGGAGGAAGTAAATAATGTATCAGAGTTATGCAAATAATATGGGTTATTCACCAACACAAATGAGGCTTAATCAAATGGAGCAGATGTACCCACAGTACAATAATCAGATGATGTACAACAATCAATATCAAGGGAATCAGCAGTTACCGCAAAATAATGGTAACTCATTAAAAGGTAGACCGGTTACAAGTTTAGAAGAAGCAAGGGCGGCACAAATAGATTTTGATGGTTCTGTATTTTTCTTCCCGGATATTGCTAATGGAAAGATCTATACTAAACAGATCAATCTTGATGGTACTGCAACATTAAAGGAATATAGAACAGACAGTGCTCCCGTTAAAGAGGAACAGCAGGCAACGGAGCAAAAAGATTATCTCGGTATGATTGAGGATCTCCAAAATCAGATTGATGAGATAAAGAAAAAGATGGGAGGAAGCAAGAATGTTAAATCCAATGCAAATGCTCGGAATGATGAATAATATGAAGAATCCACAGCAGATGATAATGAACATTGCTAAACAGAATCCACAAATGAATATGGCAATGCAGATGATGGGTGGAGTTAAAGACAAAAAAGGAATGAAAAAGATGATGGAGAATGTATGCAAAGAAAAGGGAATCAACCTTGGAGATGCAATCAATACATTCAATCAGCAAACAGGTATGAACATCAAATTATGATGTTGATATATAAACACATTATAACTATAATTTAAGGAAGGAGGTTCACGATTATGGGTGAATCAACAGGATTATCAATTGCAGATGCTATGGCATTAAGAGGAGAGGATGGTAACGACGGAATTGCTAACTCTTGGATCTGGGTGTTCTTCTTATTCTTCTTGTTAGCATGGGGCGGAAATGGATTTGGAGGTTTCGGAAACAATGGAGCTGTGCAAGGTGCATTAACAAGAGGTGATATGTGCCAGGAGTTCAATTTCAATGATCTTCACAATGCCGTTCGTAGCACACAGCAGTCTATATCTCAGGGATTGTGTGATGGATTCTATTCCACAAACATGAATATGCAGACTGGCTTTTCCAATGTAGCAAGAGATCTTGGAACAGGACTCAATGCAGTTAATGCAAACATTAACGAGAGTCGTTTTGCAGCTCAGCAGTGCTGCTGTGAGACCAATCGTAACATTGACGCAGTTCGTTATGAGAATGCACAGCATACCTGTGATATTATTCAGGCGAACAACATGAACACTCAGAAGATCATTGATACGATTACAAGTAATACGATCCAGGATCTGAGAGATCGTCTGCAGGACGAGAAGCTTGCAAATAGCCAGTGTGCTCAGAATGCATATCTTGTTAACCAGTTACAACCGGTTGCAAGACCAGCTTATATCACAGCTAGTCCTTATACAGCTCAAAATGTATGTGGTTGCTCGGGATGTGGTTCTTGCTAACTCGCCATCTTGGCTGATTTGTTAAAGGGTGGCTTAGTCCACCCTTTTTGTTATTTAAGGAGGTAAAATTATGGCTTGTAAAAATGTATGTAAATTATGCGATAGATTGGTGATCAGTACAGCAGTTGCATTCACTAATGGAAACTTGGTAATTACAATTCCAGCAGGTTCGTACAATAATAACGAGAAATATTGTATTGTTATTGCACAGTCGATTCCAACAACTACAACGATTGGTGCTCCGGTATATATTCAGATTGGAGTAGGAACAGAATTGTACCCATTAACGAAAAAGAATTGCAGACAAGTAACTGCTTGTGGAGTTAGAACAAGGACAAAATATTGTACATGTTGTGAGACAAATCAGACAGGTGGATTATTTAGAATGTTAGGAAATCCTTGTTGCCAGCCAAACAATGATTTAAGATCAATTAACGGAACAGCTCCAGTTGCAGTAGCTGCAGTAACAAATAAAAGTAAATAGGAGGAATTGATATGAAGATGATTAAGAAACTTGAAAAGTATATCAACGAAGAGATCGGTGATGCTAAGAAGTACGTTGAATGTGCATTAGCACATAAAGATGAGAATAGAGATCTTGCTGATACATTCTATGATTTAAGTCAGCAAGAGGTAAAGCATGCTGATATGCTTCATAAACAAGTAGTAGAAATGATTGATCAGTATAAGCAGGAACATGGTGCTCCACCTGAAAATATGTTGGCTATTTATGAGTACCTACATAAGCAGGAAATTGAAGCAATGAAAGAAGTTAAGATGATGCAGCAAATGTATAAGTAAATTATTAAGGGACGGTTGGAATATACCGTCCTTTTTATATTGTTGTAAAGTCATAGAATGACTCAGGAATGATTTTAATTTATCAGATGGTAAAATTATCATCCGATCATTAAAATGTCAATATGGGTAAAATATAGGCTTAAAAAAACTTTTTAATAAATTTGCAATTTCCTATTTACTTTTTCAAATGATGTGTTATATAATAGAATTAACGAATAAATCAGTAAACACCTAGGAGGGAAACAAAATGAAGGAAAGAATTTTATCAGAGTTAAAGAAAAGAATCGAAAAGGATTACAACAAAGGACCATTATTCAGAATGGGTTACATCAATCTTCAAATGAAAAAATTCGTAATGGATATGCAGGATGAAGATGGCGAGGAAGAATTCGATGGAGATTGTTTACAAATTAGCTATCCCGATTGCTTTACAAATAAATTTAATTTGATTGCAGAATTTGCAAAGCCTGAATTTGATAAGGTATTCAAATTTGACAGCTTAGAAGAAGTTGCACAGTTCTTAGTTGAAACATATTGTTAATAAAAAATGGCCGGTGAAATTCCGGCCAACAAATAAAAACAAATGTTTAGGAGGAAGTAAAAATGGAAATTATTTGTAAGTCATTAAATGGAGTAAAGTTTATCTGTTTAAGATCACCAAAAGGAAAAATCTTTAGTAAGTCAAAGATTGATGGAAGAATTGATTGGAATGAACTACTTAAAAATAAGTGTTATGAAGTATGGTCACATACTGGTAAGAATCCTGAAAGAATAATTATGAATCAATCAGCATACTCTGAACTTGAATGTGAAAAGGTATCTGAGGTGAGCTTAAGAAAAAAGCAGTCTGGATTGTTTTATGAATCAATTCCAGTGGTTGTAAAATAATTTGAAAAAATTTTAAAAAACCTATTTACAAATTAAAATTTATGGTATATAATAAATACATAATCAAATAACAAATAATTCTTAGAAAAGAAAATAACAAATAATTCTTAGAAAAGAGAGGTAATAAAAATGAAATTTGAAGTAGGTAAAGAGTATAAAACAATCAAAAAGAACATGGAAGTAGGAGTTAGAACTTTTAAGGTATTAAGAGTTTCTCATAAAAATTTAGCAATTGAAGTAACTGGTGCAATCAATGGAATTTTTAGAATGACTACAGATTTCAGAGGAGATGAATACATTTGCTTAGGATTAGATGATAGAAATTATTGTAATCCATGTGCAAAAGATGTTTTGTAATTATTAAAAGTCATTGCACTGTCGGGAGATAGAGCAAAATAGATAAGATAAATGTTAAGATTAAAGGAGGAAGTCAAGAATGACAAGAAATGAGTTAGAAAACATGACAAAAGAAAATGTAGCAAAGGTTGCAAAGGATTTTGGTGTAAAGCGTTACAAAGGAAAGTCAATGATTTCGAAGAAAGAGTTAATTGATGGCATTTGTAAAGCAATGGAGTCAAATGATGATGTAGCTGATGCACAGAAAGCAATTAACGAAGCTGGTGAGCAGGTCAAAAATGAAATTGTAGTTGATCATAAAGTTAAGGATGAGAGAATTTTATCTGCTCCAATCGGTACATTGATTGCTTTTCGTGAGCCAGAAACTGGTAAGTTAAATACTGCAAAGCTTACCAATAGGAACAAAACAAAAAAACTTATCAAGTGTGAAACACAATATGGTAAAGAGTTTTTGATTTCGTTCAGTGATATTGTTTGGACGAAGACAGGATCAAGATGGCCAAAGTCAATTTACAATGAGCTGAAAGGAAAGAAAGCAGATGCAGGTAAAGAAATCTAATACAAATGACAAGAAGGCATTTTCTGAGGTATTAGATCTTTATCGGTTAGAACAGAAGTTCAAAGTGGCAAAGCAACAATACGAAGATCAGAAGAAAAAGCTTTCGTTGAAAGTCAGAAATTATATGTTCTCTCAGGATTATTCACAGTTGGATTTTAAAAGTAGAGAATTTGGTAAAGTACATGTTGCAAATGTAATTCGTAAATCAATTATTTGGGATGTTGAAAAACTTAAAGATAAATTGGATAAAGATTTGACAGACCAGTTCATTGAAAAGAAATACATAGTCAATAACATGAAAGGTTTGATTAAACTTTTGAAAGAAGCTGGTGTTAATCCAAAACAATTCAAAAAATTTATTACTGTTGAAGAAAAAGTAAATCAGCAGAAGATGAATGAACTTTCAGAAATTGGAGAGATTGACAAAGAGGACATTAAAGGTTGCTATGAGTTAAAGGAAGCTGAAGGCTACTTAAGGATTAGTGTGAAAGAGCTGGAGAATGAGGGATGAAGAAAATGCATTGGCAAAAGTTCTTTGGTTCTATGGTCTTATTGGTAGTGTAGATTCCGAAGAACAAAAAATTATTTGTCCATTCCACGAAGATGCAAATCCAAGTATGATTGTTAATTTAAAGCAGGGGAGTTACTACTGCTTTGGTTGTCAAGAATCTGGTGATGCATTAAAATTTGTGATAAGGATGGAACATAAGCTGCATAAGTTAAATGATCTTCAAGGATGTAGAAAGTATTTTGAAATTCTTAAATCAAATAAATGCAGCAAAGTAAATTTCCATAGAGTGGAAAAAGTCAAAAAGACTTCAAAACAAATGTATGCAGAAGCATATGATTACTTCCATGGTTTATCAAAAGTAAATTGGAGAAAGAAAAGTGATTTTGACGAAGTAAATGAAGTACGTGATTATATGAAGAAACGAGGGTTCAATCCGAGTACATTAAATAAGATCGATGCAAGAATTACATTCAGCAAAAATTATGAATTGATTTTTCCAATGTTAGATAACGGTAAATTTAAAGGATGGGTGTGTAGAACAAATATTTCTGAGGTTGAACAGAAAAGAAAGTATCTGTACAACAAAGGATTTCGTCGCAAAGTATCATTAGTCGGAGACTATGGAGACAATGAAGTTCTATTTGTTGTTGAAGGATTTATGGACAGACTTAAGTTCATTCAGTTTGGCGTTGATAATGTAGTTGCAATCTTAGGTTGGAAAATGTCATTACATCAAATTGAAAAGATAAAAAGTAAAAAGAATATTAAGTATATTGTATCTGCATTGGACAATGATCCATGCGGTATTAAAGGAAGTAAATACTTAGAAAGTGTATTCAAAGAGAAATATGTTAGATTTGCATATCTCAAAGGAATAAAAGACCCAGGTGAAATGTCAGAAGAGACATTCAATAAAATGTATAGAAAGACAATGAATAAGATAAGACACAAAGAACATGAAATGCATGGACGAAGTAAAGATGAATAGTAGATGCAACCGAGAGTATGATCGTGCTGGTACATATGGTGGGAAAGGTGCTTCGCAGGATGGAGAGGTCAAATGGTAAGGTATATCTCAAGAATATCTAAATATGTCAACTTGCATATATGTCAATAGTTGTAGAAAGGAAATAAAAATTATGGGTTTATTAGACAAAATGAAGCAAGAAGCTGCAAAGTCTGGAGCAAGCAAAGGAAAATTTATGTACTTCAGACCAGATGAAAAGAAGCGTGTAAGATTCTTACAGGAGCTTGATGATGGATTTGAAATTCCATTCCATGACAATTATGAGAAAGGAGTAAATGTTCCATGTCAGGAAGTATTTGGCAAAGATTGTCCTTATTGTGAGGACGAAGATCTTAGAACAAGAAGCCAATTTGCATTTTCGGTTTATGATTATGATGCAAAGGAAGTTAAGATTCTTATGCAGGCAGTAAATCAGTGTTCGGCAATACCTGCACTTGTAAATATGGCAGAAACATATGGGACGATTACAGATCGTGATTATGTATTGAAGAAGACAGGCAAAGGTTCAACTTCAAGTTTTACGATTATCCCGATGGATAAGAATAAGTTCAGAAATGAAAAGGCGAAAGCACTTTCAAAGAAAGCATTGCTTAAGTATCTCAATCAGGCTTTTCCTTGTGATATATCAGATGATGACGAGGATGACGACGATGATGATTATGAAGACAGTCATAAGAAACCTAATACAAAAAAGAAAAAGGCTTCTGAGAATGACTGGGATGATGAGGACAATACATCTGATTATTCAGATATGTCAGCCCGTGAGCTTTATGATCTTTGTTGCGATCGTGACATTGAGTGTCAAAAGAAACGTCCGGTAAAATACTACATTAATCTGTTAAAAGAGGATGATGCAGCCCATGATGATTGGGACGATGAGGAAGATTCTGATGAAGATGAATGGAAGGATGAAGATGAATAAATCATTTACAGATTTTTTTAATGATCAGGTCACTTTTCAAAAAGAAGTCAATGAAAGATTTGGATATGGTGTAAGTGTAGAAAACATTCCAGAGGATAATGTTGAGATTGCAAAATACCATATGCTTGCGTTGATGGAAGAGATGGGTGAATTGGTAAAATCTGATAAGCGTTGGAAGAATTATCGTAATACTCATTTCGATAAAAATAACAAGTTGGAAGAGCTTTCTGATTGCTTCATTACATTATTTAACGTTGCAATGTACAGCGGTATCTCAGCCGAAGAGATTGAATTAGCATTAACTAAAAAAATGGATGAGAACATGAAACGAATAAGGGAGGCCTAGTGCTTCCCTTTGCTATTATAAGGAGAATAAAAAAAATGAATAAATTAAAGTATAAAGTCGATAAAATTCTCAAAAATCAGTTGATAAGTGTACAAATAAACTTATTAAATGAATGTACAAGCAGATGTAAGAGTTGTAGAAGATACACTTGGCCAAAAGATAAGCTTAATCTTGATGATGTAAAAAGAATTGTAAATTTTTTGTATAATAAGTATAGGATTGAGTCAATTCTTTTTTCAGGAGGAGATCCAGTTTGCTATGATGAATTGGATAAAGTTATTGAATATTGCAATAGATTTGGAATACATACAGCATGTATTACAACACTTATTACAGAAGATGAACATATTAAAGATGCATTAGTAAAGACAGATAGATTATTTGTTTCATTTGATGCATTTGACAAAGAAAAATATAAAGAAGTAAGAGGAGTTGATGGATCGGAAGTTGTAAAAGAAAATTTAAGAAGTATAAATGTTTTGAGAAAAAAGAATGGAAAAGAAAAGATAAGATTAAGTATGACAGTTGGAAGATTGAACTTAGATCAGGTTGAAAAAGTGTATACTTTTTGCAAAGAAAATGATTTAAACTTAAACTTCTACTTATTGCATACATGGGATGATTTAATGATGTCAAATGATGATATTGAGTTATTTTTTGGCATGATGAAGAAAATTTCAGAAGAAAATTATATTGTAACAAATGCTGGAAGTTTTTTTGAAAAAGAAGATCAGTTAAAAGAAAGCTTTGATTGTTATATTCCAAGAATAACTTGTGCAATAAATGCAGATGGAAATGTATTTCCATGCTGTAAGTTGTTCGATGAGAATAACTTCTACAAAGATCAGTTAAAGTATTCATACGGTAATGTGTTGAATGAAGATATGAATGAAGTATTTAGCAGAAGACTTACGATTAAATACCCTTTGAAGTGTAGTAATTGTAAAAGTTGTTTACCGCAATATATAAGTCCAATTAACTTTATGGATGACTTGCATAAGCATAAAGATGATGCAATATTCATGTAAGAGGTGATTGACATGCTAATAATTGTAGAAGGAATCGATAGAGTCGGGAAAACAACATTATGTGAAATGTTATCTAAGTCATTTGGTATTAAGATATTTAAGCATGATTCTAAATTATTTAAGTTAGATAAAATGGATAATGACAACGAGACAGATAAAGCAATTAAGATTTATGAGATTTGTAAATTGCTAAATGGGACTTTATTGCTGGATAGATCTTATTGGTCTGATTTTGTATATGGAGTTCTTGAAAGAAATTATTGCATATCAAATGCTTTGGATAATTTAAAAAAAATTGAAAGCATATATAAAGATGAAGCAGTAATAATATATGTTAGGCCTGTTGATTTAAAATTATCATCAAAACTTCATGGTGCAGATTTGACAAAATATAATGATTTATTTGAATCAGTAAGAAAAGGAACGAAATGTAAAGTTATAGATTGTACATATGAAAGTCTTGAAAAAGTCATAGTAGAATTAGAAAGTATTTTGGGTGATAAAAATGAATGACTTAATATATAAAGTTGGAGAAGCCAATTGCAATAAAGTATTTGATAAGAATGGCGGCTTTTATGAGTATAACTTGATAAAAAGTGAAATTACAAAATTGTTGGATAATGGCTTGGAAAAATGCTTTGTTTTGGTAGGAGGAAATCTTTCGGATGAAAGTGAATATGAGAAGATTATAAGCCTCATAAAGAGAAAAAAAGATAAAGGATATAAAATAATATTTATTGTTACTGACTCTATATCATTAAAAGAAATGTCAATTGATGTAATAAAGAGATGCGATTTATTATTGCACCAAGCAGTCGGCTTTGTATTTGATAATATAGATATAGAGCAAAAGTATTCATATGTGCCGGAATTATTTTATGTAGATAATGAAAAGCCAAAAGTTCAAAATGATATGATTTTTTTTGGAGGAGGAAGCTATAATAGAGAGGATAAGATAAAAGAGTATCTTAGAAAAGACAATGAAATGAAAAAAGGAACATTTTCTATTATAAAGGATAGCTTAAATGATGAAAGAATAGACTATAGTTCATTGCAATTACTAATGAAAATGTTTAAATTTAGTTTAATTATTTGTAGAAAGGAATACAGAGAGAATTATTGGTTTACTCCAAGATTTATTGAAGCTGTTAATAATTGGAGTTTACCAGTTTTAGATTTTGAATATAACAAAAATAGATTATATGAATCAATTGAAGTAAGTTCATATGATGAAATGATTTATATGATAAATTGTTGCAGTGAGGAAAGCAGAATAAATAGGATATTGGATTTAAGAAAAGAGATTAAAAGTAACAAAGACAAATTTGCTAAAAATATAATTGATTTTTGCAAATAATGAAAGGAATTGTAAATGTTAAGTAATGTAATTGTAAAAGGAGAATCTTTAGATGAAGTATGGCTTACTTGGTTTAAGCAAATGATAGATAATAAAATCTCAGAAGAAAGTAGAGATGGAGAAGTTGCATCAGAAATAATAAATGCAATAACTGTTTTGGAAAATCCAACAAAGAACATAATGACTAATCAGGTAAGAAAGCTGTCAATGAGATATGCTATCGGTGAAATGCTTTGGTATATGTCAGCTAATCCAAGTTTGAGTGCAATCCAGCATTATACAAAAGCTTGGGATAGAATGTCAGATGATGGAGAAACAGTAAATAGTAATTATGGTTATATTATTAAAGAGGCATATAACTTTAATCAGTATGAGTATTGCAAACGGTTACTTGTTAAAGATAAAAATAGTAGGCAGGCAATTATTCACATTAAGGTACCAAAAAATACTTTGGAACAGCCTACAAAAGATTTAAACTGTACAGTTTGCTTACAATTTTTAATTAGAGAAAATAAACTATACTGTACAACATATATGAGAAGTAATGACTTATGGTTAGGATTTCCGTATGATATTTTTCAGTTTACTTGTATTCAAGTAAGAATGGCAATGGAATTAGGATTGGAAATTGGAAGTTATACACATATAGCAGGATCATTGCATATGTACAAAAGAGATTTTGATAAAGCAATTGAAAGATATAAGGAGGAAAATAATGTTTGATTTACATAGGCATGATGAATATTCAACATTTGACGGGTATGGTAAAGCTACAGAGTTAGCTGCTTTAGCAAAAGAATATGGATATAATGCTTTATGTACGACAAATCATGGAAATACAAATGGATTGATTCAAACGTATATGGCTTGTAAAGATTTAGGCATTAAATCTATATTAGGAGTCGAAGGCTACTTTTTGCCAAAATGGAAGCAGCAAACTAGAGGATTTCATCTGATTGTCATTGCTAAGAACTTAAAAGGATATGGCAACATGAACAGATTGCAATTTGAAGGCGAAAAGCAAAAATACTATAATCCAATATGGGATTTTGATTTACTGGAAAAATATCATGAAGGGCTGATTTGTACAACTGCTTGCGTAGCAAGTTATTCATCGCAATGTATAATTGCGGGTAAGAATGATTTAGCAGAAAAATACTTAAGAAAGTTAAAAAGCATTTTTGAAGATGATCTTTACGTTGAGATTCAGCCATATAAAGTGTCAGAAGAAGGATTGCAAGAATATGTGAATGTTCAGTTAATTAAGTTGGCAAAGAAATTAAAGATCAAATGTATATTAACTTCTGATTCTCATAGAGGTAGAAAAGAAGATTTTGATACATACATGAAGATGCATGAAGTTGCAAATCACAATTTTGCAGACATTGAAGCAACATATGCTGAACGATATATGCCAAAGCCTTTTGAAATGCAAAAGAGATTCTATAAAATGCATAAAGATGATTTTGGTGATGAGTTGGCTAAAAAACTTGCAAATAAAATGGCAAAGAATCTTGATGAGATTGAAGATAAATGCGAAGATAATTATCTTGAACAATTGCCATTAAAGTTGCCAAAATTGGGAGATGATTCTACAAAAGTTTTAAAAAATAAAATTATTGAAGGTCTTAAAAGAAGAGGTAAATATAGGAAGGAATATATTAAGAGAGCAAAAGAAGAGTTTGAAGTTATTCATTATCACGGATTCGAAGATTATTTTCTTATTGTCGCAGACTATGTTAACTGGGCAAAGAAAAGAGGAATTATTGTAGGTCCAGGTAGAGGATCTGTTTGTAACTGTTTAGTAGCATATGCAATAGGAATAACTGAAGTAGATAGTTTATTATTTAATCTCGATTTCAGAAGATTCTTAAGGAAAGATAAAAAGAAGTTTCCGGATATTGATTTAGATTTCGAAACGTCAAGACGACATGAAGTAATTGAATATTTATGTAAAAAATATGAAGGACATGCTGCAAGAATTTGTTCATATGGTCTTTATAAAGTAGACAATCTTTTGAATGACTTATTTAAAGTATGTGGACTTCCAACAGATAAGACTTTAGATGATGAGGAAGTAAAAAGAAATAAATCGGAAATTCAATATATTAAATCATTTGTTCAATCAAATGTTGATGAAAATCAAAACTTAAATATAAATAATTTGACAGAATCTGCCGAAGCAAAAATGATAAATAAAAAGTATGATAATATTCTTATTCATTTTTGCAAGTTATACAAGAAAGTAAGATTCATCGGAACGCATGCAGCTGGTGTAGCAATAACAGGTGGAGAATTGCTTGATTATGTAGCTTTAAAAGTTGACAAGAATGGAGATGTATTTACAAATTATGACTTGACTGATATTGAGACCGTTAACGTTATCAAATTTGACATTCTTGGGCTTAAGACTATGGAATCAATTGGTGATTTAAGAAAAAGCACAGGAGTGACAGTCGATTATGATGAAGCAGTAAAAGACAAAAAGATTCTTGAGAATTTTAGACTTGGCAATTGTGATGGCATATTTCAGTTTGAAAAGAAAACAGCTAGGGATATTCTTGAGAAGATTCATTGTGATTGTTTTGAAGATATTGTAGCTGCATCATCAATGAATAGGCCGGGACCATTAAGTTTGAAGCAGCCAGATTTATATGCTGAAAATAAATACAACATTGAGGAAGCAAAATCTTCTGAGTATTGGGAGTATACAAAAGAATCTTATGGCACAATCATATATCAGGAGCAGGTTCAAAGAATATGCGTTAATATTGGAGGACTTGAATGGACAGATGCAGATAAGATCATGAAACTTATGAAAGGCGGACATATGACAGAATCCGCTCAAAAAGCTTATAATGAAAATAAGGAAAACTTAAAAAGAAAGTTTGTTGATGGAGCTGTAAGTAATGGATATGAAAGAAGCTTTGCAGAAGATCTGTTTGAAAAAATGATTTCATATACATTTAATGAAGGACATGGGGTTGGATATTCTTTGATAAGTGTTGAAGAAATGTTTTACAAAGTATATGAGCCGAGTGCTTATTGGTTTGCAAAACTCAAATATGCAAAGAATGATTCAGAATATGATAAGTTCTGTGCAAAAGCTGTAAATGATGGATCTGTTGTTTTTCTTCCTCATGTTAATTATTCTTCAGAAAAAGCAAAGCTTAGAAAAGTAGAGGGAGAGGATTGTTTGCAACAAGGTCTTTCCGAGATCAAGGGAGTTGGTGAAAAAGCAGCTTCATATATTCTTGATGAAAGAAAGAAACATGGAATATTTACTTCATTCGATAACTTTTATGATCGTTGTAAGTCAAGGACTGTAACATCAAGAGTTATTGAATTGTTAAAAGAAGCAGGAGCTTTGGAATTTAATAAAAAGATTTATATTAAGAGAGTAACAAAGTACAATAGTGCTCTTTATTCAAGAGCTAATTAGAATTTACAGAATGCTTTAGAATTGATTCAATATAATTTGCTTAATATTTCATAAGTAAAAACATAAAATCATTTCTGAGGCATTCTAAAGGATTAGGAGGATATACATGAAATATTATAATGAAAGAATAAGTTATGATGAATGTGATGAACATTATGAAGTATATGTCGACGGATTATTTGAATGTTCATGCGATGCTGGAGAGCTGACAGAAACATTAGCAGAAGTTGAAAAAAATTTAAAAAATTCATAAAAACATATTTACTTTTGTCAAGATTGTGATATAATATAACTATCAAAACAAATAAAACATCTAGGAGGATAAAAAAAACATGAAGTACAGATTATTAGTAAAGGTTGGCAAAAATTGGAAACATGGAAGAGTAGTTTATGATTCGTATCTTGAAGCTCAAATTCGTCAGGAAGAATTAAGACTTGTAGGAATTAAGTCAAGAATTACAGATGAGTTGGGAGGTGAGTTATAAATGAGACTTTGGCATATTGATTTATTGGAAGTTTTACCAAGGCAACAATTATTGTCACAGTGGAGAGAATGCTGTTGCATAGCAAGAAATATTTCTGTAAATGGTACACCAAATCATTTGCTTGTAAATAAAATCTTAGACTATGACTTATCTGATTTCTATAGTTATTCAATTCTTGTATCAAATGAAATGCTTAGAAGAGGCTACAAAGTAGATCGCAGTAAGTTTGAAAAATATTGTAAATGTGATAGATTTATAAGTAGACCATTTGAAGGCTGGCATAATGATAGGTACTTTTTACAATGTTTTTATAATTTACAGGAAAAGTATGATTGTGGTGGAATGACAGAATTAGAATGGTGTAAAATAGAAGTTAAATATTATCATAAAGGAGGAAAGTTATAATGCTTAGAATTGAGAAAATGGTGGATTATGATTCAATGCATTTAGAAGTATTAAATAGGATGCCAGTAAATATGTTAGCAATTACAGCTAAGCGTTCAGGAATAGAATATGAAATCAATGATGGCAAAATTGTTGCAGAAATTACTAATGTGAAATAATTTTAAGGAGAAAAAAATGAGTAAGAAACTTAATCAAAGACAAATTTTAACGTTAATTGATCTTTATAACAACATTGGGAATAGCATTAGATGTGAAGTTAGTTATCATATGTCAGGAAATGATATAGATGTTAATGCACTAGAAAGAAATCTTATCGAAATAGTCAATGGTGCATGTGAAACATTAAGGAAACAAAAGTAACTACAGGTTAGTTAGAATGGAGGAAAAAAGTGGCAAAGACAAATAAGGAAATGATCATTAAGTTATGTAATGACATTAACAAAAAGAATGGTGAAGGAACAATTTACACCATAGGCAGTAAAAATGCAAACCTTAAGATTAAGAGGTGGAGTACAGGGATTGAAGATCTTGATGCAATCATTGGAGGTGGTATGCCTGAAGGAAGAGTTGTTGAAATCTTTGGTCCAGAAAGTTCAGGCAAAACAACATTGCTTTATCATTTGTGTGGGCTTCATCAGTTATGTTTGGATGTTCCAATTGAGGGTACATTTGATGCAGAACGCGCAAAGGTGTTTGGCAATAGACCAAAGCAAATGTTAATTTATAGAGCTAAGTACGGAGAGGATGCATTTAACAAAACGATACAGTTTGCAAAAGCAGGGATTCCGTTAATTGGCATTGATTCAGTACCAAGTATGGTTCCTAAGGAAGATGCAGAAAAGGTGTTAAAGTCAGCAGAGAAAGATTCTATTGAAGAACAGAGAATTGGTGGAACTGCAAGGTTGATGAATAAATATCTTCCAACTGTAGAAGAGATTATTGAAATCACAGGAACAACATTGATATTTGTTAATCAGGTAAGAGATAAGATGAATGCAATGTTGTTTGGTGAAAAGACTGATACTCCAGGAGGTAGGAAGTTAAAGCATGCTTGTTCACTTCGCATTCAGGTAGCAAGAAGAGCATGGATTGAGATTCCAAATAAAGATCCAAGAAATAGTGCTTCAAATAAGAAAGTTGGACTGATCATGAAATGTAAGGTAGTCAAGTCTAAGGTATGTAATCCAATGGGAGAATGTGAGATTCCGCTTTTCTTTGATCGTGGATTTGTTTCATTTGATGATGTTCAGAAGATTAGAAAGGAACTAATGGTTGCAGAAGCAGCAAAGTTTGGAAAAAGAGTTCCAAAAGAATTTATGGAGGATGAAGATGAATAAGCTTATTGATAAAATAATTATTGCATTAGCAACCTTGGAAATCAAAAAAGTTTGCGAAGCCTCAAGAAGTATGTTCGTAAATAATCTTAGAAATGAAAATACAACAAAAATAATGGAGGGTAAATAATGAGCAAGCAAGAAGCATATGACTATATTTTGAATATAGCAGATAAGCTTGGCAGCATGGCAATGGAACAGTTGTCAGATAAAGATGGCAATAAATTACGAGAAGCTGCAAAGGCATTGTATTTAGAGGAGTAGGCATGAGTAGTAATGTAAAGAGGTGTTCTAACTGTAGTAGTAGTTCAATGGAACATTGCTTAAAAATAAAATGTAAATACTGGGCAGCAGGAAGTCATTTGGATAATAAAAATAGGGAGGAAAAGAAAAATGGGAGAGTCAATAACAACAACTGATACGGAAAGAACAAAAGTTGATAAAGCGATGATCGTTGTTACAGGAACAAAGGAAAAGCCGTATTTTGAGATACTTTACCATGAGATTGGTAAAGATTATGACAATATTGGTTTTGGTTCGTACGACTTAAATAATGTATTTGATTGGAAAGTACAGCATTTAGAAGTACAGCATTTAGAAGTTGTGAAGGAGGAGTTGTAGAATGATTAAATGTAATGTATGCGGCGAACAGGTTGAGTTAAGAAAAGAGAACAGATATGAAGTGCTTATTAAAGCAAGCACATTACAAAAATCTCTTGGGATCAAAGATAGTTTATATGAAGCATTTGATTGCCCTAGCTGTGGATGTCAAATGCTTATGCAAGAAAGATTCCCAGTAAAGGAAGAGGCTAAAATTGCAGAAGAGCGTGCAGATGAATGCAATGGTTGTTGTGTTGAAAGTGATGATGATGCAGAAGAGTCTGTCGAAGAAGATGATAATCACATTGACAATAAAGATTTGTCTTGTGATTATGACTATAATGCAATGACAAAAGAAGAGCTTGTTAAATTGTGCAAAGAAAGAGGGGTTAAAATTAGTTCTGTAAAATATGTTGAAAAACAAACCTTAATTGATAAGTTGGTTAAAAATGATAAGTTTATGGAAGGCTGGGAATAATGGAATATAAATTATTGTGCTTTGGAAAACATGAAGATACAGCAAGATGCGGAATGTGCCCAGATGAAGGAACATGCGAAACGAAATATCAGGGAGAAGAAAATGAAAAGAATAAGCAAAGATGAATATTACTTAGGAATTGCATTAGCAGTATCAAGAAGAAGTACGTGTTTAAAAAGACATTATGGTTGTGTTATTGTAAAGAATGATGAGATCATTGCTACAGGCTATAATGGATCACCAAGAGGAGAAGAAAACTGTTGCGATTTAGGTAAATGCAAAAGACTAAATGTTCCACATAATAGTGGTGATTATTCTGATTGTCATTCAGTTCATGCAGAACAAAATGCTATGTTGTCAACTAGTAGAAATGAAATGATTGGTGCAACAATGTATTTAGCTGGTGAAGAGAAGGTAGACTTTAGCCAAAGTTGTTGGTTCGATATAGAAGATGCTACTCCATGTCCTATCTGTGAAAGAATGATTAAGAATGCAGGAATTATTTCTGTAAAAAATGCAAAAAGTTGCAAAAACCTATTTACAAATGAGTAGATATGTGTTATTATAATATCAACAAATAAATAAACTAAATGTTCAGGAGGACAAAAATATGACAAAGAGATATGCAGAAGCAAGAGAAAAGGCAGTTAATAATAATATTGATGCAATTAAAGCTGAAATGAAAAATTTAAGAAAGTATTCTAAGGAAGAGCTTTTGGAAAGAGCTTTTAGCTACAGACTAATGACTGAAGGAATGACAAAATCATTTCTTGTATCTGATATTGCAGTATGTAAAGTAACAGGTTACTCAAATTTTTAATTGATGAGTATTTTTAATAGTAGTAAGATAAAATAAAAACAAAGCCGGGTGAAATTCCCGGCTATTATAATATTTATTATAATATTTAAGGAGAGAAAAGAAGTTGGGAATTATTGATGAAATTAAAAGTAATGCCGTAAAGAATGGAACAAAAATTCAAAGTTCAGATGCAGCACAATTGGAAAAAATATTTAATAAAATGTTCTACACTGAACATGATATTGAAGAAGAAACAAAGTTCATTCATCAGGTTATGACAAGAGGTCTTGAATCACAGGAACGTGTAGGCTTGCATGCTTCGTCATTGATTGTTGGTGATAAAGTATGGTGTACAAGGCAGGAGGTTCTTAGCTTATTGTATAAGCAGGTTCAAAAAGAAAACACTTCTATAGGATTGTTAAGAATATTTGAAGAAGGAAATGCAATTCACGAAAAATGGCAAAGGTTATTGATTCGTGCTGGGTATGGTAAAGCAAAAACAATGGACAGGACAAGATTTAATACAGAATACGAAGTATCATATACGCCAGACATTGTTTGCAGAATTCCAGAGTTTTTTGATGGTGTAATGGTTGGAGAGATCAAGTCGGTTAATTCATTTAGCTTTAAGAAAATGGCTGAACATCCAAGTGCAAAGAAGCAATTACAGCTTTATATGTTCTTATGTGTTCAAGAAGCAATGAAAAAAGGAACATGGAATGGTAAAGACTACACAAAAGGTTTTGTTCTTTGTGATTCAAAAAATGATCAGGATTTTAAGCTATTCATTTATGATTACGACGAAGACTTTCTTTCTCCGTATATTGATCGTATGGAAGAAGTCAAATATAGAAAAGAAAAACTACTTCAGGAACACAAGATGGTTCCAAGATGTAAAGATTGTAAATCATGTGATTGTAAGAAAGCAATGGATTGCAATATGAGGAATGCATGTTGGGATGTTGGCTTTGGAAGGATTAGACTATGAAAGTAAGTAAAGGATCAATTGTTGTAGGAATAAATCCGTACAATAATAAAAAAAGAAAATTCAAATTCTTAGGAAAAAGTAAAGGCATAGAAAAGTATACACATCCAATTTGCTTATATGATTATAAGGAAAAATGTGTTGTAATGATAACAAAGGAATTTGCTAAATTATGGAAGATAAAGCCATATGAGTAGAATATGTCATATAAATCATTCTGTTGTACTTTATTTGGACTGTTTAGATTGTGATGATAAAATATGCATTCATCCAAACAAAAGTCCTCAAAATGTCAAATATGAGCTCAGAGAGGTATATAATAAAATGCATACAATAGTAATAGGAATAGATCAGTCATACAAAGATACTGGTATATCAATTTGGTTTGACGGTAAGCTAAAGCAAGCAACTGACTGCTTTACACAAAATCTTGCCAACAATACAATAAAAAGAAAAACATTGAGAGCAAGACTTTTAAATGTATTTGGTAAATTAAATGTAAAAAAGTTAACGTATGAGTTAATAAAAGAAGAATGTCAAATAATATGTATTATTGAACGCATTCGTTTGCAATCACAAGGATTCATAAACATTGACTATATTAAGTCAATTGGTGCTTTAAATGCTATGATTGTAGATACTGCAAACCAATATAGTATTCCAGTTTATTCTGTTGATACAAGAGCATGGAAATCAGCATCAGTAGGTACATCAAAGGAAAAATCAAATAAATATGGTTTTGATCCTAAAAAATGGCCTACAATATTATGGTGTATAAAGCAAGGATATGAAAACAAAATAAAAGCCAATGCCGGTAAGAAAAAGAAAGGAGTAATTGAAAAGAACGAAGAAAGATTCACCTACAATGATAACATTGCTGATTCTATTGGTATTGGTAAATTTTACTTTGTAGGAAATCATAACTTATTAAAGGAGGAACATTAACTTGGGAAGTTACGGCCATTTAGGTAATAGTAAATCTGTATGCATGGATTGTAAAGATCGTATAATTGGATGTCATACAATATGCGAAGCTTACCTTGAAGAAGTTGCAAAAAACAAAATAATTTCAGAAAAAAGAAAAAAAGAAGAAAATATTGTTAAAGCATTAAAACATCTTGATCGTCCTAAAGTAAGTAGAAGATCAAACAATACGCCACAAAGATGCCATATAAAATAAATATACTTATATCATAGAGGCCTTAGATTAAGTTCTAAGGTCTTTTTATTTTATAGCCAATAAATATTAAACCATTATATTAAAGTCCCTTATTCGTCATCCTATGACCTCACAGATATATAAGAATTTCTTAAAATAACCTATTTACTTTTATATGATTCTGTATTATAATAACTATAGTAAATCAAACAAATACTTAGAAAAGGAGCAAAAAGCAAATGAAATTATCTAAAATCAATTCAAATGGTTATAAAATCTATATGGAAGAATATAACTCTATTTCGGAGTTTATTCAAAAAATCAATTCAAGATCACAAAATCCAAAAATGACATCAAAACAATCAAAAACCGGAAGTTTTAGCTTCACGGGTACAAATGATTATAGTGAAGCGGAAAACTTATTATTACATGGTTGGGTGGAAGAATCAGAAAAGCTCAATGAAATGTTAAAACTTAAAGCAATAAAAGAGAAATCAGTTAAAAATATTTATGATGTTGCAGGCTTCCAATGTTCTGTTCCAAGATATTTGCAAGGTATTCCAACAAATATGATAAATCAGAAAGTAGTCACAAAGAAACAAAAAGTAATTACAATAACAAAAAATATATCATATTCTGCATGTGTAAAAAAGGAAACTATAGAACAAGAATCTATAAAAGTACTTCAACTTGTTAATAATTTAGAAAAACAAGGCTATAGAGTTATTCTTAATGTTACGTTTATTGCAAAGTCAAAAAATGAAAACATAATTCTTTGTAATAAAGTAAGAATTAAAAATGCAAGTGAACGTCTCAATCTTTCAAAAATAAGTTTTCCAATGGTTCATCCTAGTTATTTAAGACGTATTCTTTTTAAATGGATGGAAACATTTGAATGCACAACAAAACAATTTAATGAATCTTATGGATTTCCTGTAAAATGCATAACATTTAATGATATTATTAAAAACAATAAAAATGACAATGAATATTTTGCAGAAGCATTATACTTAGGCAAAGATACGTTAACATTGGATGATTTAATCAAATAATTGCTCTAGATGGTTGTAGATAGGTTCTGCATATGCATAAAAATTTTTTAACAAATTTTAAAAAACCTATTTACAAATTCAGAAAAACGGTATATAATAATAACATAATCAATTATTAAATAAATAAATCTTAAAGAATAATAAATAAATCTTAAAGAATAATAAATCTTAAAGAATAATAAATAAATCTTAAAGAATAAGAAAGGAGATATTGGTTATGTTAAATATTAAATCTATTGTTAAAAATCCTGAGAAAAAGTTTTATATTGATGTAATGTTTGAAAATGATGAGAACATTTATACAAGAAGAACATATAAAGAAAAAGAATTTGATGGTAGAATTTATTCATTTGTATTTTCTGGTGTTAAAGTATTTTTTGATCTTACAACAATGAATGTTATTGATCAGAAAGTAATTTATGAAACAAAAGGAATTAAGAAAACATCAACATATATCGGTTCTAAAAGAATAAAGGAAGTAAAACCTTTAGAAAAGAAAACAGTAAATGTTGAGAATAACAACAAAGAAGTAAAACATGAGAAATATGATCAAATCAAAACATGCTTAGAATGCAATATTCCAATTTATCTTGCAGGCCCTGCAGGATCAGGTAAAAACTTTACAGTTGAACAAATTGCAAAGGAACTTGGTTGGAACTTCTACTTCAGTAATTCAGTTCAGCAAGAATATAAACTTACAGGTTTTATTGATGCTGGTGGAAAGTTCCATGACACTGAATTTTATAAAGCATGTACAGATGAAAATGATTGTATCTTTTTCTTAGACGAGATGGATGCTTCAATTCCAGAAGTTTTAGTTCTTCTGAATGCAGCAATTGCAAATGGCTATTTTGAATTTCCATGTGGAAGAGTTGATATTGAAAAAGTACACTTTGTAGCTGCAGGAAACACAGTAGGATCTGGTTCAGATGAATTATATTCAGGAAGAATGGTTCTTGATCAAGCAACACTTGATAGATTTGCAATTATTGAATTTGATTATTCAGAAAATATTGAAATGTCAATTTCAAATGGAAACAAAGAGCTGGTTGATTTTGTTCATAGTTTAAGATCAATTGCAAATAACAATGGAATCAGGGCAACATTCTCATACAGATGTATTACAATGGTAACAAAGCTTGAAAGTGCTGGTATGGATCTTAAGACAATACTTACAATCTCAGTATTCAAAGGAATGGATAAAGATACAATCAATACATTCAATGTTGTAGGTTATGACAAATATACAAAAGCATTAAAGGATATTCAGATGGCTGCTTAATTGCAGCCAGTCTGTTTAATACATAGAAAGGTGATAACATGAAAGAAGCAATTAAGATTAGAGTTAATAATAAACAAAATGATGTTTGTACCGGTTGTGGTAAATCAAGCAAAGATGAAAAGAAAGAATTTTACGATATGATGATCGGAGATGATTTAATTCATTTGTGCTTTGATTGCATGGAAATGATGTTTAGAAAGACATTGAAAGCACAAGTAAATTATCAGGGAAAGTTAAAAAGTCCAAATAAGAATATACGGAGGTAGTAAAAATGGCAGATGCAAAGAAATGTGATCGATGTGGCAAATTATTTGAACCATATATAAAGTCAGATGAACGGTTAAATCCAAATCAGTATACTGGAATAATGGTTAGAGATGTTTTTGTTGGCAAATCATCATACAATAATGACAGATACTTTGATTTGTGTCCTGAATGTTCTGAGTCTTTAAATAAATGGATTAACTTTTTTAAGGATGGTGACGCTGATAATGAATGAAGCAAAGGCGGCGATAATTGATGAGCAACAATCAACCACGTAGTTTTAAGTTCTATCGCAAGAATGAACAAGAGGTTATGGAGTCTTTAGGACTTAAGCCGACTAAGAACTCAGGTAGTGGATGGATCGAAAAAGAAGATGGTCAAAATGACTATATTATTTGTCAGCTTAAGAGCACAGATGCACAGTCAATAAAAGTTAATCAAAAGGACATAAGAACATTGGAAAAGAATGCTAGAATAGAGCATAAAATTCCGATGTTTGCAGTTCAATTCTTAAATACAGGAGAGGTATGGCTAATGCTTAAGCCTGAGGATTTACAAGATGCCTCAGAATACATTTTAACTGGTTCAATAAAGGAATCTAGGTTAGATCATTTAGGAATTGATTTAGATAGTTCTGATGATTCAGAAGTGGTATGTAAAAGATCAATCAAATCATCAAGTAATTCAAGAGAATTGTTTCATAAAAAGCAAAATAAAAAATATAATAAGAAAAGGAGTGCATTGTAATGAAAGCAAAAGTAAAAGGAATATATGCATATAAAGGGCATAATGTATCAGCAAATGGAAGTGTTAATCTTACGCTTAGTGGTAAGTATTCACAGCTTACAAGTTCTGTACAGTTGCTACAGATGTTGAACAATGATGTAATTATTCAGATCAAAATGGGAGCAGAAAAGCCATTTAAGATTGGTTCATTCAGAATCAAGAATGTTGCTTTCGATGGTGATGGAGAAAGCATCTTAAAGTTCAATAGCTTAAATGATTTTGTTGATATTGACAAGATGAATGATCTTATTACAAAGGAAGAGTTTGCAGTAATGTTTACAGCAGACATTGAAGAGGAAGACGACGAAAGTGAGGAAGAGTAATGGCAGCCAAGATGAAGTATTTAGAATTGTCAAATGCTCAGATTGCAGATAAAAGACGCTTGGTTATTTCCGAATGCGTTAAAGAGAACCAGGACACAAAGGAAAATATTCAATGTGGATTTACTTTAGCCCAGCAGGTTGAGGTCGAAGAAGGTAAAAGGATGACAAGGTTATTTCTTAAAAATGGAATACATGTTGCAAGTATTGATGAACTTTACAATCTTCGTGATGCAATTAATGACGCAATTAACAAATATGAAAATGAAAAAAATGATGAGGAAGAATGGGAAAATTAAATATTTTTGAAAAAAGTTGAAAAATTTTTAAAAAACATATTTACTTTTCCAGAAATTGTGATATAATTAAACCATCAAAACAAATAAAACACAAACATCCAGGAGGATAAAGAAATGAGAACATTAAAGAATAACAATTTTGAAGTAGTATTCAAGGATGAGAAAAATTTTAAGTTAATAAACAAATTTGGTGATGAGTATACATGCAGACTTGAAAATGGAAAGATTGTTAGTAAAACACAATTTGGTTTAAAATACGCAATGGCAGCAAGACAGCAGTTAGGATTTTAATAAGCCCACTAATCAGACATTTATTGTTTGATTTAAAATAAATAAATTGCTAGAAAGCAAAAGTAAAACAACAAAAAAACAATGTATGCAAAGTCATACAAGCAAAGAAAAGGAGAAAAATTATGGCAACAAATTGGACATTATCACAGGCATTAGCAAAGATCACAGAAGGAACAGATAAGGTAGCAATCCAGGATATTGGAAGAAGATTCCCGCTTACAGCAGTAGCATTGGCAGAAATCGGTCAGAATGTAGGTGCAGCTAAGATCATCGGTGCAGTACCGTCACATATTACAGCAAGAAAGATTGAGTCAGTGTTAAAGGATGGAGCTTCCAATCAGGATGCTGATGAAGAGATTGATGATGATGCAGCTGATGAAGAGGAAGTTAAGAAACCAGTAAAGAAAGTGGCTAAGAAGCCTGCAAAGAACGATGAAGCTGAAGAAACAGAAGATGAAGAGGATGATCCTGTAGCACTTTACAAGAAATGCAAGAAAGCAGGTCTTAAGGTTGCACCTAAGAAGTCAGCAAAGTATTACAAGGATGCATTAAAGAAGGCTGAGGAAGAGGCTGAAGCAGAAGACGACGACTGGGATGATGAGGAAGAGGATGAGAAGCCTGCTTCAAAGAAGAAACCCGCAAAGAAGGCACCTGCAAAAAAGCCTGCAAAGAAAGCTGAGCCGGAAGATGATGAAGATGAGGATGAAGATGAGTGGGACATTTAATATTCCCAATGAATCCTCCGATCATAGATAGGTAAGGAAAACCACCAACTGTAGAAAGAAAACTATGGTTGGTGGTTATTTGAATATATGGAGGAAATATGAGATATAGGATCTATACAGATGGTTCTTGGAATAAAGAAAAAGACATTGGTGGTTGGGCAATAGTAATTGCAGATCATCAAGGAATAAAGTTAAAATCAGGGTCAAAAAAAGGCACGACAAATAATCAGATGGAGTTAATGGCGGTCTTGAATGCATTAGAATATGCAGTACGAAAGCATTTAAAAGACATAGAAATAATTACAGATTCTATGTATGTTTTAAATGGAGTGAAAAAATATGCAGAGACATGGAAAGCAAATAATTGGATAGGACTTTCCGGCGACGAGATTAAATATAGATCACAATGGGAAGGAATCTTGATTATGCTAGAAAACTTAAATGAAAATAAATTTTCCGTTAAGTTTTCTAAGGTAAAAGGACATGACGGAAATTCATTAAATGAGCTTGCAGACCTTAAAGCAAGGGAAGCAATTAAAGCATATAAGGAGAAGTAAAGATGGAAATATATGCGTCAAAATTGTATCAGAAAGTTTTTCGAGGTAATAAGTCTAAAGATACGTATTTAAAAGCCTGTGGATGGTTAGCACAGAATGTAGTATCTGATCAGCAAATAAACAATAACGTTACATATACGATAGAAAAAGGATACGATGAAGAATCTGGTGTTTATTTGTATACAGTAACATTGTTTGCAAAACTTAATAAAGAAGATATTAAGAATAGGCATTGTGGTATTTGCAGGGAATTAAATGGCAGCTTTCTGATGAAAGAAGAAATAAAATGCGATTGGTGTAAACTTCAGGCATATTTCAGACGTGAAGATGATATGATTAAAGAGAAAAAAAGATTTATAAAAGAAAAAATTAGTGGAGGTAAAAATGATTAGAAGATTTAGTTTGATATGTAAAAGAATAAAAAGAAAACTGATAAACAATCTTCAAACAATTTCTATGGTCTTGTTTGCAGTTAATCCTATTATTGGTGTATCTATCAATGGTAAAGAACTAATAGCAATTCAGATAATTGTTAACTTTGTTATTGCAATACTTATTTTTGCTGATCAATACGTACACAATAAATACAATAACATTCCGGTTATGAGAAAGCCACTTGTAAGATATGAAAAATCTACAAATAAGGTACTTATGAAGCCGGAGGATATGTATGAAGCTCTTAATTATTTATCCGATTTGCAGGAATACTTTGAAAGGAAAGGAATGCTATGAAGTTTGATTTAAGAAAGGTAAAACGAATATTTGATATAACATTTATAACTGTATGTATTATTTATTTGTTTTATCTTATAAAATAAAATACCAATGTGATTCATTAGAATGCCTCAGAAATGATTTTTATTGATAGGCTTATAAAATATATACAAAACCGTAAAAAGTGCTTTAAAAGGCTTAATTTGAAAAGTCAATTTGAAAAAAACTTTAATAAATTTAAGCAAAAATGTTTACTTTTTATGGTTTTTGTTATATAATATAATCATAAAATAAATAAAACAAATGCAGGATGGCAAATAAAATGAAAAGAACGCAATTCAAAACATGTGTAGGAAAGCAAAATGGATATGATGTTTATAGAACAGTATTGACTGATGGAAAGAAGTTCTATGTAAGATGGAATAAAAAGTTGGTTGATGTTACAGATGATAAAAGATCTTTTGTTTATAAATGGAGTAATTAAATGAGATTGCTAGCAATTGAACAAATAAGTTCAAATAGAAAATTTAGAGAAACATATAAAAAACAAAATAAGAAAAAGAAGGAAGTAAAAGATGACTTCCATAAAATGCTAATGGATGAGCAGTAACAATTAGACAAATTAGAATATTAAGAACAATTATCCAACTTGGCATAACTTATAAACAATAATAACATTTTATGTAAGGAGGAACCCTATTTCTTGTCGTGTACTATATAAGTTTGTTACAAAATGGATAGATGTGAATAATGTCAAGTAATAAACATCAATGGAAAGTAGGTGATTATATAATAGAACCTAATGAAAGACAAAGAAATATATTGCAAAAGTTTGGTCTTAATCCAAATAATTGGTTGATATGTTTTGAAAATAAAGCTACAATCGAAGTAGTAAGTAAAAGATCAAGACAAAGAAGAACGTTAAATGTTAAGGAGTGTAAATGTCAAAACTAAATCTGAGAGCAGTAAAGGATGTTAAGATTTACTTTAAAGTTGAGAGAAGCAAAGGTAATATGCCAAATTTTGTAGTAAACAATTGGAGAAAAATGCATAACAAACCAATGCATAGAAAAGTACAATGTAAAAGAGTAAAATTAAGCAATAAAATGGCTAAACATATATGAAGAAGCAATTAAACATGCAGAAGAAGTGGTAGCTAAAAACAGAAAAACACAGTATTTTTATGAGAATAATCCTACTGTTTGGAATGATGGTGGAGCAAGAATGGTAAGATGTCGAATGTGTGCAGACGAACATGAACAACTTATCAATTGGTTGACAAAGTTAGAAGCTATCGAGAGTGCTTATAATGTATTTAAAGAAAAAGCAGAAGGGTTTTATGCTGCAGATGATGAAACTACAGAATTTGTAGATAGAGTGAAAACCATTTTAGATGGTAATGAGATTGTTAGTTGAGGTAATGAATAATGAAAAGTGAGAAAGAAGTACAACAATACATACCTCATTAGAAGAAAGGGGCTAAAAATATG